GACTTTTTCCCGGAGAGTGAGGAGTACGCCCAGGCCGTGGAGAACGTGGAGACCGCGAGGGAGAACATCCTGGACAGCTACTACTTCCTCATGGCCCACAACCGCGTCCTGGACATGATCGCCGAGTACTTCGATGTGCCGCGCCTGGAAGTCTTCAAGGCCGACCTGGAGGACTTCTCCTCCCGGATCGAGGCCGTGACCGGGATGATATTTCAGCTCTACACCAGCCTCAAGGGCCGGGACTACGAAGACAAGGAGCTGAAGAGGAAGAAGCTGGAGGTGCTCCAGGATCTCTTCTATCCCATCGACTACAAGAGCCTCCACATCCCGGAGGAGGCAGAGCAGACCGTCCTCCGGGCCTTCGATAAGTTTGAAGCCTTTAAGGATAAATCCTTCATCACCGAGGCCATGTGCAACAGGCCCGAAGGCATGGGAGAGGAGGGTGAAGCCGATGAGTGAGAACGCTATGAAGGCCACCCGGATCTCCTCCATCCCGAAGCATCAGACCATCGCCCCCGTCAAAGGGCCAGAAAGCCCCAGCTTTCTCCCCATGCTCCACGGAGCCGCCACCGACACGCTGGCCCGCATGAGCTCAAGGGACGCGAAGACCAACGCCATCACGGGCAACGCCACCATAGAGAGCGGAGAAGTGAAGCTGGTCATCAAACGCTTCAAGGAGCTCTCTGCCACGCTGGGCATCAACACCCACAAGCTCCTCTCTATGGGCATCGCCGAGTTTACGAAGCAGAACACCGTGGGAGCCCCGTCATCCCAGGCCATCGAGCACACCGTAGCCATCCCCTTCAAGGACTACGCCGTGAGATGTGGCTATGACCTGGAGGAGCGGGAGACGAAGACGGAGGCCGAGGCAGAGGCCGAGAAGAAGAGATTGAGAAACGCCACCGATGACGCGAAGAAGAAGATCAAGAAAGACCTGGACATCCTCCACGCTTCAGAGTTTACCTGGACGGAGAAGGTGAAGGGCAAGACCCAGGACTGGGTGAGCATCCCCGTCATCGGGAGCCGAGGCATCCGCAACGGCTACATCTACATGACCTTCGACCCGGCTCTGGCTCAGTACATGGTGCTCCTCCCGCTCACTCAGTACGCCGTGGCCCTCCTGGGAGTGGACGCGAGAAACGCCAACGCCTACAACATCGGGCTCAAGCTGGTGGAGTACTGGAACATGGACAGCAATCAGAAGGCGGGCCGAGCTGACAGGATCGGAGTGGACACGCTCCTGGCTTGCACCACGCTCCCCACCATCGAGGCCGTGAGGGCCGCGAGGAAGGACTGGATCGAGCGCATCAAGGAGCCCTTTGAGCGGGCTCTGGACGTTCTGACAGAGTGCGGCCTCCTGGCTGACTGGCAATACACCAGGGCCAAGGCCGTCCCGCTCACCGATGACGAAGCCATGAGCATCATCTCCTTTGAGGAATGGTCTCAGCTCTATGTACAGTTTGAGCTGAAGGACGCGCCCGACCACCGCCCCCGGCTGGAGGCCAAGCGGGAGAAGGCGAAGAAGAGACGGCCCCGGAAACAGAAGACCGAGTGACCCACCGAGCGGGGGCTCCTCCAGCTCCCGCTCTTCTCCCGGATCTCTGCATACACATATCAGCATACAGATATGAGCATGAGCGGAAAATCTGACCGAAAAGCGGAAATGCGGGTAGTTACTGGTGAGCATATCATGGGCTCCCGCTCAGAAAATCCGCACAACATCTTGATTTTTCCTTTAAGAGGAAAGCCCCAGACCCCGCTCCAGACCCTCAAAAAATGCGGGTAGTTACTGGTGCAAATGCGGGTAGTTACTGGTGCAAATGCGGGTAGTTACTGGTGCAAATGCGGGTAGTTACTGGTGCAACGAAACCCGGAAACCCTTGATTTTACTGGCTTTTTTGACCCCCGAAAATCTTAGTACTTTTAGTACTCTTAGTACTTTTAGCCGCTCCCGCCCCGCTTTAAGGCGGGCGGGGCTATGGTATAATCATCCCGGCCTTCTTCTTATAGGCCAGGGGGCTTGAAGATCTCCAGGAGCTCCAGGAGCGGAGACCGACAGCCAGCACCACGCACAAAAACAGCGAAATCAAACGGGGGATTAAACCCCAGAAAGGAGCGCGACATGGACAGAGTATTCAAGTATGAGATCGTTGAGCAGATCGCCGTACTCAGCCAGAACGGGGACACCTCCAAAGAGCTGAACAGGGTGAGCTACAACGGGAGCCCCGCCAAGTACGACTTGCGGAGCTGGAAGAGGACGGACGGGGAAGAGAAGCTCCTCAAGGGGCTCACCCTCACGGACGAAGAGGCCACCATTTTGAGAGACGCTCTCAGCAAGAGAGCCGACCTATAAGAGAGGAGGACGCTGACATGGCGAAGGAGAAGAACATCAAAGCAATCGACAGCCTCTTGAGAGGCGAAGAGCCCGTGAAGTATCAGCCCCCGGAGGATGAGGAGAAGGACGGAGACAACACTCTCCGCATCGTCTTCGGCACGAGCGGGACATATCCAGACGGCACTCCGTGGGATCGGGACGCAACCCCGGAGGAAGCCGCCGAGTATGATAGCTGGATGAGGTAGGAGATGGACAGAGAACAGGCCAAGGACACCGTGAAGAGCTATCTGCCCGACTGGCTGGAGAGCCACGGGTGCAGTACCAGGAAGCCCTTCTTGTGCCTCAACCCGGAGCACAATGACCGCAACCCCAGCATGAGCTACGACCGCCGAAGGAACAAGGTGCATTGTTTCTCTTGCGGAGCTGACTATGACCTCCTGGATCTCATCGGGATCGAGTACGGGCTCCGAGATCCGAAAGAGATCTTTGAGAAGGCGTACTCCCTTTACAGGCTGGATGTGGACACCAGGAAGAGGAGCACCGCCGCCGAAGACTTCGGAGGAAACCAAAACCAGCCCAGAAATGAACATACACACATGAGCATACACACATCGGAGGACTTCCTGGACTACTACAGGGAGCGCCACCAGCATCTTGTGGAGACCGACTACATGAAGGAGCGGGGCATCCCCCAGGAGATCCTTGACCGCTTCCTCATCGGGTACGAGCCCAGCTTCACAAAGGGGACGGGCGGGCAGACCTGGAAGGCCATCATCATCCCCACCTCCCGCTCCACCTATACGGCCCGCAACACCGACCCGAAGGCCGAGAAGAAGGCCAGGGTGAGGAAGGTAGGCCCCAACATCCTCTTCAACAGCAGACGGCTCCAGGAGGCCACCACGCCCATCATCATCACCGAAGGAGAGATAGACGCGCTCTCCATCATCACCGTGGGCGGGGAGGCCGTGGGCCTGGGATCTACGGCAAACTGGAGGAGCCTGGTGAAGGTGGTGGAAGCTCAGAGACCCGTCCAGCCGCTCATCCTGGGCCTTGATAACGACCCGGACGGGCAGAAGACCACCGATGAGCTGGTGAAGGAACTGGAGCGGCTCCAGATCTCCTTCTACAGGCTCAACCTCTACGGAGAGGCGAAGGACGCGAATGAGGCGCTATGCAAAGACCGGGACGCGCTGACCGCCGCCGTGGAGAGCGTGACCCACCTGGAGGAGGAAGCTCTGGAGGCCGAGCGGGAGGAGTATCTGAAGAGCAACACCGCCGCGCATCTCCAGGACTTCCTGGACGGGATCGCCGAGAGCGTCAACACTCCCTTCATCCCCACGGGCTTCACCAGCCTGGACACCGCCCTGGACGGAGGGCTTTATGAGGGCTTGTATATCCTGGGAGCCATCACCAGCCTGGGCAAGACAACGCTGGCCCTCCAGATCGCCGACAACATCGCCGCATCGGGCCACGATGTGCTCATCTTCTCCCTGGAAATGGCCCGCTCCGAGCTCATGTCAAAGAGCATCAGCCGCCACACCCTCCTGGAAGCTCTCCAGATCTACGGGAGCTCCTCCAACGCCAAGACCGCCAGGGGCATCACCACGGGCTCCCGATATGCCAAGTATAGCAAGGATGAGCGGGCCGTCATCCAGAAGGCCGTGGAGGCTTATGGGAGCTACGCCGAGCACCTCTTCATCTTTGAGGGCATCGGCAACATCGGAGTGGATGAGATCCGGGAGACGGTGAGGAAGCACATCTCCTTTACAGGCCACACCCCCGTGGTGCTCATCGACTATGTACAGATCCTCTCCCCCGCCGATATACGGGCCACCGATAAGCAGAACACAGACAAGGCCGTCCTGGAGCTGAAGCGGATCTCCAGGGACTTCAAAACCCCCGTCATCGGCATCTCCAGCTTCAACCGGGCCAACTACAAGGAGGCCGTCACGATGGAAGCCTTCAAGGAGAGCGGCTCCCTGGAGTACGGCTCCGATGTGCTCCTGGGCCTCCAGCTCAAGGGAGCGGGCAAGAAAGACTTCGACCCCACGAAGGCGAAGACCAAAGACCCGCGAGAGCTGGAGCTGGTGGTGCTCAAAAACCGCAACGGCAAGACCGGGGACAGGATCGAGATGGAATACCACCCGCTCTTCAACTACTTCACCGAGCCATAAAGGAGACGCGCATGGCCTTAGACTTCGCATGGATGGACAAAATCACCGAAACGACCGCCGCCGAGGACTTCAAGGAGGAGCCAGCCGAAAAACAGGCCCCTCAGAGCCCGCAGGAGCGCGTTTACGGTGAGGGGGAATATAAAACCACATCCGAAGGGGAAAACGCCGTAGAGGGCCAGGAAACGGCCTTAGACGCGAAATGGAGATATAAGCGCAAAGAAGAGGCCCTGGAAGAGGACAAAAAGCGGATCGCCGAGGCATACTCCCGCATCCAGGACAACATCAAGAGGAGCGAAGCTCTCCAGGCCAGCATCTTGAAGGGCATCAAGGCCGGGGAAGATCCCACGGCTCTCCTCTTCATGGCCCTGGACGCTATTTCCCGGATGACGGACAACCCGCTCTTCTATGAACAGGCCGCGAGTTATCTCATCACCATCCACGGGGAAGCCTTCACCCAGCCCGTCCCGCTGGAGATCGAGCTGAAGGCCGTCCAGGATCGCCTGGGCCGACTGGAGGCCGCATCCCGAAGAGACCACCAGGAGGATGAGCGGGCGCGGATCTCTGCCGCTCTCCGAGCTCACCGTGAGCGGGAGGCGTATCTCATGGAGCTCCTCAGATCCTCCAGGGCAAGGGCAAGCTGACCATACACACATACACATACACATGAAGAAAGAGGAGAAGCTCACCAGCCTCTCCTCTTCTCTATGCCCGCCCCGAAGAGCGCACTTACTCACCACCCTCCGGGCGGGCATCGTGCTCCGGGACATAATTCAGCAGATCCCCGACATTACAGCCGAGCATCTCACACAGCCGCTCGATTATTGCATAACTGACCAGCTCCCCAGAGCGCAAAGCCTGGAGCGTACTCTCTGCCAGGATCTTCTCCTTGCGGAGCCGATAGGTAGAGAAGCCCTTCTCCTTCAAAGCCTGGAGCACATCGAACTTGTATACAATCGCCATTTTCTCACCGTCCTCTCCCGCTCTGGAGGGGGCGCTTTTTATTGCTCCCACTCCTCCCAGCATAGCCATTATACACCCGAATGTACACGCCAGTCAAGTGTACAATATGACCAAGAATATACACGCCAACTTTGTGTATATTGTCAATAGACATACACGCCACCAAGGTGTATAATGAAGCCGTAATCGAGAGAGGGAGGCCAGACAGGAGAGAGCCAAGGCAGACGAAAGTAGGCCCCGGAGAGGACGATCCCCTGGTGAGAACTGAGGGACACGCGCGAAGGGTACGGCGAGAAGCCAAGCCGAAACCAAGAAGGCAAGGCAAGAGCGGGAACGGATAAGGGAGAATGGGATTGCAAGAGGGCATAGATACTTAAACAGCCACCCGCCGCTCTCTCCTACAGGACAACAAAAAGGAGGAACACAATGAAGTACAATCTGAGCCGCATCATGACGAAGGCGTGGGAGCTCTTCCGCAAGCTGGAAATCAGCTTCTCCGAAGCTCTTCACCGGGCCTGGAACAGCGCCAAGGCCGAGCCCATCAACGCGGAGCGGATCTCCCAGGCGAAGGCCCAGGCGGGCATCACCGAGGAGACCAACACCTGGAGCGGCTGGAAGGCTCTGGGCTACGAAGTGATCCACGGGAGCAAGGCTCTCTTCGGAGCGGATCTCATCTACGCCTCCAAGGGAGACGGGGCCATCTACAAGGCCCGCTTCTTCGGAGCCAGCCAGGTACAGGCCATCGCATAAGAAACAGCCCGCCCCGGAGGTTACGAGGGCAAGGAGGAACATCATGAAGACCGTGAAGACCATCACCGAGCTCTGCGAGGCGGGACGCGCCGCCGAGTACAGGGCCGAGAGGGAGAAGCTCCTGGAGACCGTCTCCACCCTGGAGGCCATCTACTCCGACACCAGGGAGCTCACCCCCGCCGAGACCGTGGCCCGCTTCAAGGAGACCGTGGGCGCGGAGCTGGCCCAGATCGCCGTGGCTACGCTCATCAATCGGAGCGCCTGGGACGGACGCATCAGCAGACGGAGCGCGGCCTGGGCCGAGGGCATCACCGGGGCCTGGGATGAGGAAGCCGCTCAGAGAATGGGGATCTACACCAACAAGATCCACATGGCCCACCTGGAGCAGATCGCCCAGGAGATGAGGAAGTAATCAGAGGAGCGGGCCTCATCACCCGCTCCCACAATACAGAAGGGAGAACACTATGAGAACGAAAAGAAAGCTCACTTTCAAGGGGCCGAGCTACTACCCAAATGAGGTGTGGGCCACGATGACCAAGGAGGAGCAAGACCGCGCCATCCTCTCCTGGCTCATCGTCACCCGCCTGGAGACCGCCCCCATCCGGGAGCTGGAGTTTGTCCACGCATTTCTCAACGCTGGAGAAAGGAGGAGCGCGAAAGCATGAGACCGAGGGACGAAATGGAAGCCGAGTTTCTGGAGCTGGTGAAACAGCTTGACGAAGTGGAGGTGCAAGCCTTCATCGTCTGGGCCGAGACCGCTCTGGCTGGAGGATCGACAAGGGAAGCCACCGAGAAGGCCGAAGCCTTCTTCCTGGCCCATCCCGGCTATGAGAGACAGGCGAAGGTGATGCACAGCTACGCGGAGGCCGATGATGTGCAGACCGCCAGGGCTCTCCTTCACATCGGGAAGGTGGTGAACGCATGAGCGCCCTGGACAGGAACGGGGAGCTTGAGCTCCTCCTGGCTGGCCTCTACGAGCTCACACAGCAACTTGTGGACTTGAGCAACTATCCGGGCCAGCGCGACAAATTCAACGCCCTGGACGCGGCAAGGATCGCCGTGGAGGGCAAAATCAAGACCGAGCTGGAGGGCCTTGAGCACTATGTACGCTACGGGCTCAAAGAGAAGGAGGTGACAGCATGAAGACCGGGCGGGAACAGGTGGAGGAGCTACGGCTCCTCCGGGCCGATAAGGAGAAGGCCCTGGCTCTCTGCCGGGAGATCCGGGACAGCGAGACAGCAACCTACACCGAGAAGCTGGAGGCCGTGAGGCTCATCCAGGAGCTCCAGAAGAAGGACTGACCGAAGGGGAGGCGGGAGACCGTCTCCTCTTTCTTACTGGCCCGCTCAGAGTGAGAAGCCGATGCACAATAATATGAAGGTGATACTTGACAAGGAGAAGGCCGTGGCGTATAATAAGGGCATAGAGTTAGATGTATGAGCATATACACATACACACATGGAGACAGGACGCTCATGGGGAAATCAGCACAGCGCAAAGGGGCAGACGGTGAGCGGGAGCTGGTCTCCGTACTGAACGGCTACGGCTACCAGACGGAGAGAGGAAGCTCCCAGAACTACGGAACACTCCCGGATGTGACCGGGCTCAAAGGCATCCACATAGAAGTGAAGAGAGTGGAGCGGCTCAACGTCCCGGAGGCCATGCAACAGGCCGAGCGGGACAGCCTCAAGTTTAAGGACGGGAAGCCCGCTCTATTCCATCGGAGAAACCGCCAGCCCTGGCTTGTCACAATGAAGCTGGAGGACTGGATCGAGCTCTACAGATCCACATACACATAGACACATACACACAGGAGGGACAACAGGCATGGAAGAGCTGATAGTATACGACCGGGCCGAGCTGACGGCCCAGCAGACCATAAGCGCGGATCTCTACGCCCGCTTCATCGAGTATCTGGACGCGAAGCCCAAGACCGTCCAAACCTACACCAGGGCGCTCCGTCAATTCGCCGCATGGATCTCTTCTCAAGGCATCACGCGCCCCCAGCGGGCCGATGTGCTGGCCTTCAGATCGTGGCTCCAGGAGAGCGGGCATAAGCCCACCACCGTCCAGAACTACATCACCGCCACCCGGCTCTTCTTCCAATGGACGGCCCAGGAGGGGCTCTATCCGAACATCGCCGAGCATATCAAGGGAGCCACACTCAGCAAGGAGCACAAGAAGGACTATCTGACCAGCCGCCAGGTGAAGCAGATCTTGAGCACCATCGACACCAGCACCCTCCAGGGGCTCAGAGACTACGCCATGCTGGCCTTGATGATAACGGGAGGGCTCCGTACTATCGAAGTCTCCCGCGCAAACGTGGAGGATCTACGGGCCGCTGGAGACAGCACCGCGCTCTTCATCCAGGGCAAGGGCCGGGAAGAGAAGACCGACTATGTGAAGGTACAGCCCCAGGTGGAAGACGCGCTCCGGGCATATCTGACCGCCAGGGGAGCCGTGGCCCCGGAGGCTCCGCTCTTCGCCTCCACATCGAACAACAGCAAGGGGAGCCGCCTCTCCACCCGCTCCGTGAGCGGGATCGTGAAGGAGCGGATGAGGGAGACGGGCTACGACAGCGAACGGCTCACGGCTCACTCCTTGAGGCACACCGCCGTGACGCTCTCTCTCCTGGGCGGGGAGGATCTCCAGCGCGTCCAGCAATTCGCCCGCCATGCCAACCTTGCCACCACCATGATATACGCCCACAACCTGGACAGGGCAAAGAACAAGTGCGAGGCTACCATAGCCAACGCCATCTTTAAGTGAGGAGGGAGACCGTGACCACAGAAGAGAAGCTCATGAAGGACGCGGAGGAAGCCGCTCAGATCTTCCAACGCCAAGCCGATGAGGCCACCGCCGAGATGGAGAAGACCATCCCAGACCTGGAAGGAGTAGAGCTATGAGTGAGATCCTGGCTATCATCAATCAGAAGGGAGGCGTGGGCAAGAGCACCAGCGCCGCCGCCATCGGAGCGGGCCTTCTCCTTAGAGGCCACACCGTCCTCTTCATCGACCTGGACGCACAGGGCAACCTCTCCTTCAATCTGGGAGCGGGCCACAAGGCGCTCTCCTCCCTGGAAGTGCTCACCGGGACGGCAACGGCCCAGGAGGCCATCCTCCACACCGAGACGGGAGACCTCATCCCGGCCTCTCCCGCTCTGGCTGGAGCTGACGGCATCATCACCACCACGGGCAAGGAGTACAGGCTCCGGGAAGCTCTGGAGCCGCTCAGATCCTCTTATGACTACATCATCCTGGACACCCCGCCCGCTCTGGGCATCTTGACGGTGAACGCTCTGACCGCTTGCACCGGGGCCATCATCCCGGCCCAGGCTGACGCTTACTCCCTCCAGGGCATCGCCCTCCTGGCTCAGACCGTGGATGTGGTGAGGAAGTACTGCAACCCGGCCTTGAAGGTGAAAGGGATCGTGCTCACCAGGTACAACGCCCGCTCCGTCATCAGCCGGGACATGATGAAGCTCATGGAGAGCACCGCCGCCCAGCTCCACACCAAAGTCTACAAGTCCACCATCCGGGAGTGTACGGCTATCAAGGAGGCCCAGGCCGTCCAGGAGACCATCTACGGCTACGCGCCGAAGAGCAACGCCAGCGCCGACTACATGGCCCTGGTGGATGAAATACTGAAGGAGATGTGACACTATGGCAAAGAAGGACTTCACGAAAAACCCCGCGCTCCAGTTTATCAGCACACCCACCGAGGAGGCCCCCAAGCCGCCCGTGGGCTACAAGATCGACCCGGCCTTCATCGAGACCAAGAGCCGCCGCGTCCAGCTCCTCATCCAGCCGAGCGTCTTCGCCGCCGTGGACAGGATCGCCAAGAGGAAGGGCATCTCCCGGAATGAGGCCATCAACGAAGCCTTGAAGCAGTACGCAGAAAGAGAGGGATAAACATGGCAGAGACAAAGGTTTACACTATGGAGGAGCTGACGGGCATCTTGAAGGTGACGCGCCGCTCCATCTACAACTATGTGAAGGCGGGCCAGCTCAAGGCCGTCAAGATCGGACGCGAGTGGAGAGTGACCCAGAAGGCCCTGGATGACTTCCTGGAGCATGGAACGGAGGCGGGCTACTATGAGACCGTGGCTCCTCCCTCACAGGCCAAGAGACGGAAGGCCAGATCTTGACAATAACCGCCGCTTACTTCCGCAAATTATCATTAGCAGAAGTAGAGAAGTATGAAGATGACCGCCGCATTTACACCCATGAAGGAGTGATGACATGAAGCCGCAAGAGCTGAAGCTGGCCTTTGTAGAGATGAGAGCCGAGGGCCACAGCTACCAGGAGATATGTGACAAGCTCCACATCGCCAAGGCAACGTGTACGAAGTGGGAGCGGGAGCTCCGTGACCAGATCGACCGCATGAAGGCCGAAGCTATGGAGACCCTATACGAGAGCTATCACATGACCAAGGCCAGCCGCATCAAGACGCTGGGCTCCACGCTGGAGAGCATCGAGACCGCTCTGGAGGGCGCGGATCTCTCCGAGGCTGACCCGCTCAAGCTCATGGACATGAAGCTGAAGTACGCCGAAGCCTTGAAGAAGGAGTACACCGCCACGGCTCCAGCCTTCACTCCCGGAGAGCGGATAGACGGCAAGGCCATCCTGGAGGCTCTGGCCTCACTCCTTGACCGCATCCGAGCGGGAGAAGTGACCGCCGACCAGGCCACCAGAGAGAGCCGGGTGCTCTCCGACCTACTCAAAGCATACGACCTCACCGAGATCCGGGCGAAGGTGGACGAGCTGGAAGCCGTCCTCAACCGCCGACAATAAGGAGGACTGATATATGCCAACTGATATTAAGGCCCTCTTGAAGAAGAAGGGCTGGACAGGCCGGGAGCTGGGCATCCTGGAGCTGACCAACATGGCAGAGATGTATGACCAGATGAGGCGCGGAGTACAGGAGCCCCGTGAAATCATCGACCGCGCCGCCATCACCGCCGCCATCCACAACCTGGACAGAGCCAACGGGCCGACCTATAACGGCTACATCTCCATACATGAGTGGATCTCCGTGGAGGCCCCGACAGCCAACGCCCACATACAACAGCTTCAACTGGGCCTTGCCACCATCCTCCAGTACATCCTCTCAGCCAGCGCAACGGAGAAGGCTTACGAGTATGTGGAGAAGCTCCCCGCCATCATGACGCGCAAGGAGTACGAGGAGAAGAAGGCCGAGGGCATCCACCGCCAGCTCTACGATGAGAACGGTGAGCCGCTCACCTGGAACGTGTATAGCCTGGTGGAGCACGTTATCACCTACTACGCCGAGCTGGAGACGAAGAAGGCCAACCCCTTCAAGGCCCTCAAGAAGAAGTACCAGGCCGCGAAGGTGAAGAGCCCCCGCCTCAGATCCATGTGGCCCCGCGTCATGGGGGAGGGCTACTACACCCTGGAGGACGGCTCCCGCTCCGATGAGATGACAGAGGAGGAATGGCAGAAGGCCATCACCACGCCGAAGATGGAGGAGGCGCTCAGATCTCTCCGGGAAGCTGACGGAGACACCGCCGCCAGGATCGCCCGCGAGAGGCTCATCATGAAGCGGCTCATGACCAGAGGGGAAGCCATCTTCGCCGGGGCCACCGATGAGGAGGCCGACAAGATCCAGCAAGTCATGGACTTCCGGGAAGGCTACGCCATGCCTTGCACCTGGCACTACTACGAGGAAGCCCCGGAGGATCTCTCCAAGTGGGATGTGATCGAGGCGGGCCTCTACGAGTTTTATCTGGACTGGGACGGAGACATGGAGGCCAGCCTGGAGGACTTCTACGCCGAGTTTAAGGAAGCCGCTGACCTGGCCTTGAAGGAGATCGACAAGAAGTACAAGCTGGGCGCGGCTCAGATCCCGCTCAAGGACTGGCTCACAAACACCATCCCGCTCCCGGATCTCTATGAGATGGACTTCTTCGGCATGAAGGACTTCATCGAGAGCGAGACCTCTATCTGGGACGGCAACAGGCGGGCGCTCTTCAACGGCATCGCCATCTATGAGCCTTGCGACTTCAAGAAGGAGGAGGGCCACGCCCCCGACCGTCTCCAGGATGAGCGGGGCTACTACAAGCCGCCGACCATCACGGACACGCTCACCGTCATCCAGCTCTCCGACTTTTTCCCGGAGAGTGAGGAGTACGCCCAGGCCGTGGAGAACGTGGAGACCGCGAGGGAGAACATCCTGGACAGCTACTACTTCCTCATGGCCCACAACCGCGTCCTGGACATGATCGCCGAGT